GCAGGCGGTGCTCGGCCCGATGGGGGGCGAGACGCTGACGCGCATCGACAGCGCGCGGCTCGCGCAGGATCCGGTGATCCGGCGCGAGGAGCTGCGCCAGATGGAGGACGAGCGCCAGGCGGCACGCTTCCGCGAGGCAGCGCGGCGGATCGCGAGCGATACCGCGCGGCGCGAGGAGCAGGCCCGCATCGAGGCGCGCGAACGCTACGAGGCAACGCTGTCGCCGGCCGAGCGCTGGCTGATCGAGAACCGCCGCGAGGGCGGCGTGTTGGGCCGCTGGGCGACACGGATCGGCGGGGAGGCTTTCGCGGCGCAGTCGGCGCTGATCGGCATCCAGTCCGAGGCGGCGTTCCGGCGGCGCGCGCGCGAGTGGGATCCCTGGTTTGGCACCCCGCGCGAGGGGCTCGGCGCCGTGCTGGCCGGTCCGGTCACCTGGCTGGAGAGGCATGGCCAGCGGCTCGGCCATGTGTTCGGCCTGTACACGCCGAGCTTCGATCCGCGGATGCTGGACGATCTGCGCCGGCTGCCGCCGGCGGAACAGGCCCGCCTGCTCGCGCATGAGAACTTCCTCCTGCCGTTCTTTCTCGGCGAGACCGATCCGGTGCGGGCTGCGCGGCGCCAGCGCATCCTCGAAGCGGAGCGGGAGATCACGGGCAACCCGTGGACGTTCTTCACGCATCAGCGTGGCCCGATCGTGCCGAGAAACCTGACGGGTCCATGGGCCGATCTTGACGGCCTGCCCGAGGATCATGCCCGCGAGCTGCGCGAGCGGGTCGAGCGCCAGGAGAGCGCGGCCGGCATGGGCATCATGGGCCAGCTTGGCCGCCAGCGGCGCAGGGCTGAGACGATCGAGCCCCAGCTCCGCGGCGCCATCCTGGGCGGCGCCAGCGAGCGCGAGCTGGCGCTGCGCCGCATCGAGCTCGAGACCTACCAGGCCGTCCTGGAGCAGACCAACGACAGCATGAGAGCCCACGCGGCGGCCGCCGAGGCCGCCGCGGCCGCGCGCGAGAGGCTGCTGACGCAGGACGTGCGGGTGCTCCAGGGGCTGGAAGCCGAGGTCCGGCTCTGGCGCGAGGCCGGCGGGAACCTCGACCGCTACACCAGCCTGCTGGCCGAGCGGCAGACCCGTGGCGTGTTCGGCGGCGAGCGCGCCCTCGAGCTGCGGTCGGAGGCCTTCGCCGGCCAGGTGGCGCGCGAGCAGCAGGGCGCCGAGCAGACAGCGGAACGCCGCCTGACCGCCATACGCCGCCTGTCGCGCGGGGAGATCTCCGAGGCCGAGTTCCGGGCCTGGATGGACCCGCGCACGGCGGAGCACCGCCAGAACCTGCTGGCGCAGGGTGTGGCGCCGGACTCGGCCGAGTTCACCCGGCAGATGCAGATGTTCGTCTCTGCGCTTGCCGAGAGCATCGAGAGGCTGCGGGTGTTCGGTGCCACCACCGAGAATGCCAGCGCGGCCATGCAGGGCATGCGCGCGAGCGCGGCCGCGGACTTCCTGCTCGGACTGCCGCGCGGCGTCGCGCGCGACCGCGCGGAGTTCATGCTGCCGGCCGTGCTGCGCCGTTACGGTCCGCAGATCCACGCCAGGCAGATGACCGAGCAAGAGGCGCTGGATCGGCTCCTGGCCAGTCCGGAGGGCGAGGACCTGGCCGGCCAGTTCGAGGCCCGCCGCCGACGGCAGGCCCGTGAGAGTCTTGAAGACGCCCAGGCCAGGGAAGAGCTGTCCCGCCTCTCGGTCGGCCGCGGCCCGCGCTCCATGCTGGCGGCGCAGGCGCGCGCGCCGTTCGAGCGGATGGCGCGCATGGACCTGGCCAATGCCGAGATCTTCCGGCAGGCCGGGGCGTTCGCTGAACGGGCCGCGACCACGCAGTTCGACGCCCAGGTCTCGACACAGCTCCGCTTCGAGGAGCGCCGCATCGAGCTGATGGAGGCGCTCACCACGGCGATGCGCCAGGGCACGGATGCGGGCGAGGCGTTCGCGCGCCAGATGCGCGTGATCCTCGAGATCGAGCGCGAGCAACTGCCGGTCGGCCAGGCCGCGCTGCGGCTGCGCCAGCTCCAGCGCGAGGAGCTGGAGCAGGCCAGCCAGCGGCTGATCGAGATCGGTCGCCGGTCGAGACTCGGCGCGGAACGCTCGCGTGCCCTTGGCGCCGCAGCCGAAGCGGGGCCGGGCGTGCTGGCGCTCGCGGCGGCCGAGTACGACGTCGAGGTCTCGGACGAAGCGCGTCAGATCCGCCAGGCGGTGAATGCAGGCCTGCTCTCACGGGAGGAAGGTGAGCGGCGGATTGCGGCAGCAAGGGCTGAGCGCCGCGCAGATGTTGCCGGTGGTCAAGAATTCCAGGTGCGGCAGATGCTCGGCGAATACCGGAGCCGCGGCCGGCTGCTGGCCGCGAATGTCGAGCTCGGCCCGTTCGCCGCCGACGAGCGGCGCGGCCGGGTGCTCGGCCAGATCCAGGCCGAGGAGATGCTGCGCCGGCAGTTCCCCGATGCCGCGCCCGAGCTCGCCGCGGAGCTGCGCAGCCTGGTCGAGATCAACCGGGTGCTGGAGGAGAAGGACCGCCGGCTGCGCGACATCCAGCAGGGCTTCCGGCAGATGGGCTCGGCTGCGGCGGGCGAGCTCGAGCGCGTGCTGATCCATGGCGGCAGGGCAGCCGACGTGCTGCGCAACCTCGGTTACCTCGCCGCCAGCATCGGCACCCGCATGTTCATCACCCGCCCGCTCGAGCAGGGCTTCGAGCGGGCCTTCGACTGGGCCGGCAGTGCGATCGCCGGTTCGACATTCGGTTCCGTGCTCTCGGCGATCAACCCGCTGAACTGGTTCGCCGATGGCGGGGTGCTGCCAGGCCCGGTGATCTGGGCCGGGCGCGGCATGGTGATCGACCACCCGACGCGGTTCCGCGACGGAGCCAACCGTCAGATCGAGGCGGGCGAGGCCGGCCTCGAGGTGCTGATGCCGGCGGTACGACTGCCGGACGGCTCGGTCGGCGTGAAGACCACCGGCGGCGCCGGCATGACGTTCAGCCCGACCGTCAACATCACCCTGCCGCCCGGCGCAGCGCCGGCGGACGCGGTCCAGGCCGAGCGGATGGGCCGCGAGATCGTCAAGGCGATGGAGGGCAAGATACTCGACATGATGCTGAACCAGATGCGCTCCGGCGGCATGCTGAGCTGAGCCTTGGCGCTGCCGGTCTTCCTGCCCCCTGTCAATCCCGCGCCCGGCTCCACCGTCACGACCACGCCGCGCGTGCGCCTCGTCCGGTTCGGCGACGGCTACTCGCAGCGCACGCGCGACGGCCTGAACACGATCGAGCGCGAGCGGCGCCTGATCTGGCGCGAGATCCCCAAAGCGCACGCGCACGCCATCGTCGCGTTCCTCGAGGCGCGGGGCGGTGCGGAAGCGTTCTGGTACACCTTCCCCGGCGAGCCGGCGCCCGAGAAGGTGATCTGTCCGAGCTGGTCCGAGCAGCCGGAAGCGGTGAACGTTTCCACCGTCACGGCAGCGTTCCAGCGCGTCTACGACGCCGAGAGCTGAGCCATGCCCTATCCTTCGCTCGCCGGCACGGCACAGGCCGCGGACGCGGGGCAGGACGTCACCCTGTTCGTGTTCGACGCCACGATGCTGCGCGACCGGGACGGCAATCCGGGCCCGCTGTACCGCTGGACGCATGGCGACATCAACGACAATCCCGTGCGCTTCCAGGGTCACACCTATACGCCGCTGCCGATCCAGGCCGACGGGTTCGCGTGGTCGGCACGCGGGCCGCTGCCGCGGCCGCGCCTGCGCGTGACGAACATCGGCAATCTGGTCGGGTCGCTGATGGTGGCGTTCGGCGATCTGTGCGGTGCCAGGGTCACCCGCATCTCGACCTTCGCGCACTATCTCGAGGGCGGCGCCTGGCAGCACAGCGCGGCCATGTGGCCACTCGACATCTACGTGGTCGACCGCAAGGTCGGCCACGACAAGTACATGGTCGAATGGGAGCTGGTCTCGATTCTCGACCTCGAGAACGTCACACTGCCGGGACGGCACTGCATCCGCGACCAGTGCCCGCGAACCTACAGGGTCTGGACCGGCACGGCGTTCGACTACACGCGGGCGAGCTGTCCCTATGCCGGCGGCACCTTCTTCACGCTGAACGGCGATCATACGGCCGATCCATCCAAGGACCGGTGCGGGCGCCATCTGCGCGACTGCAGGCTGCGTTTCGGCGCCCATGGCGTGCTGCCGACCTGGGCCTTCCCGGGCATGCTGCGCGCGCCGCCCGTCTGAACCAGCACAGGACAGGAGCCTTTGCGCCGATGTTCGACGCGGCCGCGATCGCGGCTTTCCGCGCCCACGCCCTCGCGCTCTATCCGGAGGAGGCCTGCGGGATCATCACGCCCGGAGGCTTCGAGCCGGTGCCCAACCTGGCTGAGACGCGCAGCGGCCCGGGCGCGCAGTTCGTCATGCCGGCCGAGACCGCGCTCGGCGACATCCTGGCGATCCTGCACAGCCATCCGGACGGGCCGGCACATCCGAGTGCGGCCGACATGCAGGGGCAGATCGACAGCGCCGTGCCGTGGGGCATCGCGGTCACGCTGCCGGATTTCGTCTCCGAGGTCGTGTTCTGGGGGCCGGGCGTGCCGATCCCGCCGCTGATCGGCCGGGAGTTCCGGCACGGGCCGTCCGGCACGGACGGCAAGGGCGACTGCTACGCCCTGGTGAAGGACTGGTTCCAGCTCGAGCGCGGCATCGCGCTGCCGGAAGTGCCCCGCGACGACATGTGGTGGGAGGGCGGCAAGAACCTCTATCTCGACCTGTTCGAGCCGCTCGGCTTCCGCTGCATCGGCCTCGACGAGGTGCGCCCGGGCGACGGCTTCCTGATCGCGATCCGCTCGCCCGTGCCCAACCATGCCGGGATCGTGCTCGATCACGGCCTGATGCTGCACCATCTGCCGACCCGGCTTTCGAAGACCGAGCCGGTCGGCAACTGGGTCAAGCTCGCGCATTGCTGGCTGCGCCACGAGGGGCCAGCGTGAAGACGCTCTGCCTGCACGGCCAGCTGCGCAAGGTCTACGGCTACGAGTTCCGGCTCGATGTGGCGGGCCCGGCCGAGGCGGTGCGTGCCCTGGCGAGCCAGCTGCACGGCTTCCGCGAACGCATCGAGGCCGGACGCTGGCTGATCGTGCGTGGCGATCTGCGGCATGGCGAGCGCATCGACGCAGAGCGGGCCCGTCTTGTCTTCCCGCGCGACGAGGTGTTCCACCTCGTGCCGGCCTATGGCGGCGCCAAGCGCGGCGGGGTCGGCAAGATCATCCTTGGCACGGTGCTGATCGCCACCAGCTTCCTGCTGATGAAGCCGGCCGGGCCGGCGCTGATGGGAGCGGCGGCCGAGGGGGCGGCGGCTGGCGCTGCCGGGGCCGGGGCAATCCCGGCGGCACTCGCAACCACTGGCTGGAACACGTCGGTGCTGTTCGGGCTGACCACCGCGGGCGGGCTCGCGAGGGCCGGCCTCGGCCTGGTCCTGTCCGGGGTCGCAAGCCTGCTGGCGCCACAGCAGCGCAGACGCAACGACCCGGTCGCAGGCAACCCCTCATTCCTGTTCGCGGGCCCGGTCAACGTGGGGACGGAGGGTGTGCCGGTGCCGCTTGCCTATGGGCGCTGCCTGGCCGGTTCCGTGGTGATCGCATCGAGCCTGCGCACCGAGGACCATGTCGCGGGCAAGGACTTCCCGCATCCTCCGGCGCCGTTCGGCGCCGTGCTGCATCTCGTGATCGGCAGGAGGCCGCCGCCTTGAGCGGCGCGATGCGGCCGATCCGCGGCGCGGGCGGCGGGGGCGGCGGCGGCAAGGGGGGCGGCGGCAGCGGCGGGCATCAGCCGGTCGAGGCGCCCAACACGCTGCGTTCGAAATCCACCCTGACGGTCTACGACCTGATCACCGAGGGGCCGGTCAAGGGCCTGGTGAACGGCGGCGCCTCCGTGCTGCTGAACGGCGTGCCGCTGATCGAGCCGAACGGCCACAGGAACTTCCACGGCGTGATCTGCACCGTCATGCAGGGTCTGCCGGATCAGGCTGTCCTGCCGGATGCGCGCGCGGTCGAGCGCGAGATCGCGGTCGCCCAGCGGGTCACCCAGGCAAGCCCGGTCAGCCGCGCTGTGGCGGACGGCAACGTCACGCAGCTCTCGGTCAAGATCAGGGTGCCGGCGCTGACCCTGCTGCAAGACAACGGCGACCTGGTCGGCACGTCCGTGCGTGTCAGGATCCAGTTGAAGGGGGCCCCGACACCATTTCAGCTGATGGTCGATGAGACCATCAGCGGGAAGTGCACCTCGCCCTACGAGCGCGCGTTCCTGATCGATGTGCCATCGGGCCTGACCTATCCGCTGACATTGCAGGTGGAACGGGTCACGGCGGATGGCGACAGCGCCAGGATCAACAACGAGACCTGGTGGTCCAGCTACACCGAGATCATTCCGCTCCTGCTGTCCTATCCGGACTCCTGCTATGCCCGGACCGTCCTCGATGCCGAGATCACCGGCGGTCAGGTGATGTCGCGGGCCTTCGAGGGCGACTGGAAGATCATCCAGATCCCGACCAACTACAACCCGTACACCAGGGCCTACACAGGGCTCTGGAACGGTACGTTCAGGGTGGACTGGACCAACAACCCGGCCTGGGTCCTCTACGACATCCTCACTCACAACAGGTACGGGCTTGGTCAGTTCATCCCGCCCGGGCTCACCGACAAGTGGGCGCTCTACCAGATCGCGCAGCGCTGCGACGAGCTGGTGCCGAGCGGATTCGGCACCCACGAGCCGCGCTTCACCTTCAACGGCTGGATCTCGGACCGGGCCGGCGCCTACGAGTTCGTGCAGACCTTCGCGTCACTGTTCCACACGATGACGTACTGGGGCGCAGGGATGATCACCTTCGCCCAGGACGCCCCGGGCGATCCCGTCAAGCTGGTGAACAACACCAACGTCGTCGACGGCAACTTCCGCTACCAGGGGTCGTCGTTCTCCGGGCGGCACTCCGTGGTGCACGTCTACTGGAACGACCCCTCGAACTTCTACCGGCCCGTGCCGGAGGTCTGGCAGGACGACGCGCTGGTCCAGCGCTTCGGCGTGAAGGTCAGAACCATCCAGCTGCTTGGCTGCACCAGCCGCGGGCAGGCACGGCGCATGGCGAAGTGGCTGCTGGATACCGAGGCCACCGCCACCGAGGTCGTCGAGTACCGGGCCGGCTACGATCACGCCGATCTCCGGCCCGGCGATCTGATCGCGGTTGCCGACCAGAACCACGCCGGCATCAGGATGGGCGGGCGCGTCCTCGGCATCGCCCAGCTCAGCACGGTGCACATCGATGCACCGGTCGAACTGGCGGGGGGCGAGAACTACACGATCCAGCTGATCAACGCGGACGGATCGGTGCATGTCTCGGCAGTGGCGAACGGCCCCGGGACGACCTCGGCCATCAATCTCGCGACACCGCTGCCTGCCGAGATCACGCCTGGTACGGTCTGGATCATCGGCGCGACCAGTGTCAGGCCGAGGACGTTCCGCGTCATCTCGAACACGGAAGTCGAGAAGGGCATCTACCAGATCTCGGCGCTGTACCACGACCGGCACAAATACGACCGCGTCGAGCATGACATCGTCTTCCCGCCCGACAGCTACACCGCCCTGCCGTCCGGCTATCTGCTCGCGCCGACCAACCTGACCTGGCACGACGTGACGCGCGTGGCCGGACCGAGCGTCACGGTCGGCCTGGACGTATCATGGTCGTTCTCGACCGATCCGAGGACGACGCTCTACGAGGTCGAGGTCAGGCGCCCGGAAGTCGGCGACTGGGGAACGCATGCCACCACGACGGCGAACCAGACCTTCATCGACCTGGTCGACCCCGGGCCCAACGACCTGTACAGCATCCGCGTGCGCGGGCGCGACCCGTTCGGACGCACGAGCGCATGGATCACGCTTGCGAACATTGCGCCAACAGGATGGTCGTTCGTCCCCGAAGATGTCCGGGACCTCACGCTGAGGATCGTCGGCGGCCACACGCTGCTGCGCTGGCGGCCGATCCGCGAGCATGATGCCTGCAGCTACACGGTGCGGTGGTCGCCGGCGCTGACGGGGATCATCTGGGAGACGGCGATCCTGCTGCAGGACCGGATCAGGCCATCCAGTTACACCACGCTGGTCTCCGGCGGCACGTTCCTGGTGAAGGCCGTCTCGCCGCGCGGCGTGGAAAGCCGGAACGCAGCCATCGTCATCGACCACGAAACCGAACTGCGCAGGAAGAACGTCGTCGCGGAGAGCAACGAACACCAGGGCTGGCCGGGCACGAAGGTCAACTGCCAGATAGCGGGGACAACCCTGCTGCTCGACCAGCCGCCCGTCGGCGGCCAGCCGCTCGAGGGCAGCTATGTGACCGGCTGGTTCGATCTCGGTGCGCGCTATCCGATGCGCCTGGTTGCGATCGCCGATGTGCGCGGGCTGCTGCCGGGCAGTTTCATGATCAACTGGAATCCGCTCGCCAACATCCCCGCCCTGGAAGCGCTGGCGTCTGCTGGCTGGCACGCGCGCATCGAGTTCCGCAAGACCGACGACGACCCGTCCCAAACGCCGGCCTGGTCGGAATGGAGGCCCTTGATGATCGACGAGGTCGTCGGCCGGGCCGTGCAGTTCCGCCTGATCCTGCGCTCGGAGGACGGCTACGTCAGGGTCGAGGTCAGGCAGTTCACCACCATCGTCGACATGGAGGATCGCATCGAGGAGGCCCGGTCGGTCATGGTGCCGGCCGGAGGGCTCTCGGTCGCGTTCTCGCCGCTGTTCCGCGAGCCGCCAGCGGTCGTGGTTACCGGCACGGACGTCGTGACCGGCGACTACGCCCAGATCACGGCTCTGACCGAAGCGGGCTTCACGGTGCGCTTCTTCAGCGCGTCCGGGGCCGGCGTCGCGCGGTTCTGCAACTGGGTAGCCAAGGGCTACGGCAAAAGGAGGCCTTGATGGGCCAGTACGATTTCGGCACGATCGACCCGGCAACGAAGTCAGGCAGCGAGCTGGCGAACGATCTCAACCATTGGCGCAACGCGGTGCATATGCTGCATCGCGGGTCTGCGCGGCCGGGCTACGCGCTGCCCGGCACGCTCTGGCTGCGCGAGGTATCCAACGCGCTGTGGGAGCTGCTGCTGTTCACTGGCACGCATGACGTCAAGCTCGGCGACTTCAATCCCGTGTCCGGCACGACCGTCTTTGCGAGCAACATCGCCCACCGCACCCTCACCGAGTGGCACATCGCGCTCCACGGCATCCACGGGCACAACATCGCCCACGGGCATATCAACGGGGACCACGTCGGCCACGGGCAGATCAACGGGGACCACATCGCGCACGGGCATATCGGCCATCACCACATCGCTGGCCATGCGGTCCACTGGTGGCAGATCGCCCCCGGGCATATCAACGGGGACCACGTCGCGCACGGGCATATCAACGGGCACCACATCGCCCACCACACCATCGGCGGGCACCACGTCGCCCACCGCACCCTCAGCGAGTGGCACATCGCCCAGCACACCATCGGCGGGCACAACATCGCGCCCGGGGCGGTGGGTGGGGTGAACGCCGGCGCTGGCGCGGACGTCTTCTTCGGCACTTCCGGTGACCATCGCCTGCACTTCCGCCGCATCCGGGCGGAGACCACAAGCAGTGGTTCGGGGTCGCTCGTGTGGGTCTCGCTCGACGTGTACGTCCACCACCACGATCTGGTCATCCGCCTGACCAGGCATTACGCCGAACATGGCGGCGGCGGCGAATCGCCTTGAGGAGGGACGGACATGCAGCGCTTCGCCTATGTCGCGGCCGGCCGGGTCGCGGAACTGATCGAACTCCCAGCCGAGGCGGTCCTCGCCGAACGGTTCCATGCCGATCCCGCCACGGCGCTCCTCTGCGTGCCGGCCGGGCCGGAGGTGCGGGTGGGCTGGACCTGGGACGGCGAGGCCTTCGCGCCGCCACCGCCCCCTCCGCTCCCGACGCACTGGCTGGTGCCGAAGATGGTCGTGGTCCGCCGCATGACGATCGCCGAGGCCGCGGCGCTTCGGGCGCTGCTGACGACGCTCGACGCGAAGACACAGACCCTTTGGGAAAGCGCACGCGAACTCTGGTCCGACGACCCCGACGTGCTCGCGGCCGCGCAGGCGTTGGGCTGGACGCCGGCGCGCGTCGCCGAGCTGCTGGCGCCCGATCCCGCCGCGAAAAAGTGACGGCCGGCGCCGGCTGACATCCTCCCCAGGCATGCGAAGACCCCCGGAGGCACTGCCTTCGGGGGTCTTTCGTCGTTTCAGACGCCGAATCAGGCCCGCACGCGGTCCGCTATCCCTCCCCGCCCTGAACGGCAGAGCTTCTCGCGGAGGTTTGGGTGAGCGGGCGCTCAGTCCTCGCGCAGCTCGAGCCGGCGCTCGATCCGGCTGACCCTACCGGCGAGCGCGAGCAGGTCGGCGCGGTCGATTGCGGTCTCCTGGTCGCGCAGGGCAAGCCGGCGCTCGAGCGCGGCGAGCCGGTCCTCGATCCGCGCGGTGCGCTCGTCGAGCCGGCGCAGGATCGCCAGCACCAGGTTCTCGGGCGGCTCGGCCACGGCGCCGATCCTGCGCCGCATGCCCAGGGATGTCCAGTGCGAGCACGGAGGTCATGAACCGCCAGCTAAAGCGGGCGGCTTGTCCCTGGGACCTGGGCCCCAGCCAAGTGGCTGGGACCTCCCGAGACTTTGGGCCACATGACGGTGGCCCTGGCGCGGATATTCTGCGCCGCGTTGATGTCGGCGTGGGCCTCGTGGCCACAGTGCCGGCACCGGAACTCACTCTGGCTGCGGCGGTTTGCCTTGTCGACAGCGCCGCATCTGGTGCACGTCCGAGACGTCTCGTGTGGTTCGCAGATCAGAACATCCA